AGGCTGGCCGCTGTCGTATTGGCTGGCCGAAGTTGTGCTAATTGTTCAAGCGTCTGTGCCATAGGTTCCTCACATGTTAAGGAGAATCATCTTGTAAACATCGATTCCATGGGTTGTAAACTTCACCGTCAAGGTATTTGCGGGATCGTCATAAGCAACTTCAATTCCTTTGCCTGCAACTACGGCTGGAAACGCAGCATCCTGCACTGCCTCAGCCAGACCCACTATGTCCGACGCATTAATCATACCTGGAGGTGCGTTCGCTGGCATCCCGCCGCCGCCACCACCTATGTGTCTTACCAGGGTTGATTTAAGATCAATCCACGGTCCCCAACTACCATCAGGCATTTCGAATCTGATCTGCTCTGCTTCTATTTGATGCTTTGGAGGTAGACCCTGAGGACCCTGTGGTCCTTGTGGGCCAGGAAGGCCTACGCCTATTGGTCCTTTTTCCCCTTCGAATCCTTGCGGTCCGCGCTCACCGAGCTGACCCATTTGGCCACGAGGTCCGACAGCGCCCGCCACGCCTTGGGGCCCGCGGTCTCCCTTGGGTCCTTGCGTACCCGTTTCACCTTTTTCTCCGCGCTCACCCGTATCTCCTTTGTCGCCCTTGGGACCCTGATAGAGTTTGAGTTCTTGGAATCCGCTCGTGCGTAATTGTTGATCAAGCATTCGGCTCACGGCTGTCTGATCGTCCACGCGTTTCAATGATGAAACGCTACTCGGTAGCTTTTTTGTCTTGGCCATTTGGAGCTACCTTTCTGTACCCATCGTCAGTCTCTTCCCAAAGATCACCATTCTCATCCTCGAAGTATTTACCAGACTTTGCTAGCTCACCTTCGGGTTGGCCTTGGACTGCGGCGGAAGCCGTCTCCTTTAGCTTCGCTTCCACGATCTCAAGGAGGCGCTTCTCAGCTTCTTCCTTTGTCATGTCTGGGTTGTCCCTCATGATGAGGTCAAGCATCGAGTCGATGCCAAGCTCCTTGCGAAGCTTCATGTTCTCGAGCTTCTCTTTTTCGCTCATGATGGGGGCGTAGTCGTTGAATTTTAGGTTGAGCTCCACGTCCTGAGGTAGCATCGCCTGCTTCCAGGCGTCAGTTAGACGGTCCTTGTAGACCTGCTGCCACGCGGATGTGATCTCGAAGAGCTCGGGCTCCCCCTTGTAGAATACGTCCCGCTGATCCTGAACGTCCTCGATTGATTCTGCTTTGTCGATGATGAGGGATATCCCAGATGCGAACTCTCCTGATCCTGATAGCTCTGCTGCCACAGCCTTGGTCGATAGATTGTTGGTGGTCAGAAGAAGGGCCACATACATCACGACCTGCTCCTTTAGCTCCTGGAGCTTCGGGTTGGCTGATGCGAATCCGATCTCTGGCTGCGGGTCGTCCTTGTCGGCTACCTCCATGAGGATTGCTTTATTGACGCCGGCCTTTACGAACTTCGGTAGGTTCTTGCCGCGCATGTAGAACTGCCCGTATCCCTGACACGTTCCAATATGCTGCTGATGGCTGATGGCGCAGTTGATATGGACCGAGCCATCGAATATATCTTCGCCGCCCTCTGCCCAGAACGATCCGTCCTGGTCCATGGCGAAGTTGTAAAAGGGCAGGCGCTGGATTGGATTGACGATGTCGTCGGGGCTTACCTGTCCCTTGCTCTTCTCATTTCCCATCGCCAGGAATTCACCCTTGGCATTGGTTGTGAAGTGGTAGTACTTAGACCACCACACGAACGCTTCAACATCAGCATTATGGTCGTCAGGCTTATCGGCTATGACCTGGTCACGGCCGTCAGATAACGGTTTTGGCGCCACGGACGAGGCACCCCTGTTGGCTGTCGCCGGATCTGGGGCAGTCATCTGAGAAGAAGTAGCCTTGTAGTTCGACGTGATAATGAACATCGGTTTTTCGCGGTCGTAGAACTGTTCGATAACATCGTATAGGTGCGGTTCAAATGCCTGAAGCTTTAGCTCATAGGCCTCGCTCCCGGGCTGTGCCGCCAGGTCATACACGGGACATGGAAGGATTCCCACTACCGTGTTCTTGTGGGTACGAAGGTATCTGTTGGTGGTCTTCATCTTGCGGTTCATCTCAAGAAGATTTGCTGTCTCTTCGATGGCCTTGGTCTCTGCGTCGTTCTTGCCCGTGCGCTTACATCCGTTGGCGTATACTTTTGCCAGCTTATCGATGATCTTCCTGGATACTGACAGGTTTGCAATTGAGTAGTTCATCTCGCGGACTGTCTCTGGGTCGAACTGCTTGATCAGCTCATCAAGGACGAATAACTTTGTGCGGTCCTTGTTGCACTGGTGCCGACGATATGACTCGGACTTCCGGCGCTGGTTCTCCGGCCCCTGGATTTCTTCGATGATCTTCTTGCGTAATTCCTGGCTTGCGACGACTTCTGACTCGTACTTGACCCTCATCGCTTGAATTTCCTTTCAAGGTGACGCCTGTGCTGGCGAGAGATCCATATCCAGTCTTGCGCTGATTCGCTCCACATAGCGGGCAGTGTCTTCTTGCCGCCCTGGGTGGGGAACAGTGCAATCCTTGCTGAGTGCCGGTTCTTGAACTCTTCCCACTTAGTCTTCTTCAAGTCGGTCATTCCTGCAAGGTCTGATTTAACCACCTTATCGGTGATGTCGTTCGGATCATTAGCTTCAGGAACTTCCTGGACCTTATCTGTGCTCATCGATACCCCCGTTGAACAATCACTCCGGACCTTCTTCCTGAAAAAGGAAACAACAAATCAGTCATGTAGTCAAACCCGTCTGACGCATGCGTGAGCTTTGGGTTGTCCTTCACCTTCTGCAGCGTCCCCGGATCCTGCGTCACCGCAAGGAAGTCGCGCTTATGTGTCGGCATCCTATCTGGGTGAATCTTAATCCGCTTCTTCTCCAAAAGGTTGTTGCCGTTGAGCTGCCTGACCCTGAACTGCGGGGCCTGAGATTTATACTCGATGTTAGAATAACCATGACCCCGGATGATCTCGATGTCGGTCTTCCCGCTGGTGCGCCGATTCTTCCCAGAGGTGTCAGGGTATATGGTGGTGTTGTCAGGGAAGTACCCGCGCTCCTTCATGGCCTGGCACATCTTATCCGTGTCAGCGTTGTTGGGGATCACGATCTCATCAATGCCTTGAAGCCTAAATCCGTCGTATCTCCAAACCCCGGCTGTCATGTGCTCGACGTTGAAATCCAGGGATACAAGCACAGGCTCGAGGTTCTCCCTGTCAAATGGCAGGATCGTCCGGTCCTCGTTCTTCTCCGTATAGTTATAGTAAAACCGGTTCCCCAGCATGTTGACGAACAGCCCCTCCAGATAGGCGTCTAGCATGACTTTGTCGAAGGCCGACGTAAGCGATGGGATGTAGTCTTCTGAAAGGTTGTGCGCGTTGGCCCGCGTGGATCCATATACCACCTTTATTTTATCGCTGAACGGCTTCTCTATCAGGTGCTCGTAGTAATCCGACCCGTAACCCTCCGGCGTCCCGCACGACGCAATCTGCGGGCATACAGCGCGCTTTAACCGCACCCTGCCGATGAACTCCCGATACCGGATATAGGGGATCAGGGTAAGCTCATTTATGACGCCCCATCCCCAGTTGGGTCCCCGGATCTTCTTGTTCCCGGTGACCACGTACATCGGAGCCTTTGACCACGGGAATCTGAACTTCATGTTTACGAAGTCGTACTTGATGCGGTGGGTGTCGAGTATCTCCTCGGTCAGCGGAAGTACGTCCCGCTTGAACTCCCCGTACGTCGGACACATCATCCCGCCGGGAACGTCCCGGTTAATATAGCTCAGCTGAAATGCCTTCATGATAAGACCGTATGACTTGCCGCTTCCGAATCCACCGGACAGGTGAAGATACTTGGACTTGATGTCCTCGTGGAACTGCTGTTGGTGCGGCACCTTTTTGTAGCGCCAGCTAACGTGCTTGCCCATATGCCTTCCCGATGAGGAGCTCAACCAGATAATTTAGGGCCTCGTGATTATCCACACAGAGCTTCACTCCCCTGGCGTCGAGCGTGTGGTAGGCGGCATGAATACACTCATGGGCGAGAGTCCTTTGGAGCTTTCGGCCCCGTCTATCCCTTGTCCATATGGCTTGAATTCTGGCGCCGTTATCATGGTGTATCTCCAGGCACTTACCATCGGCCCTTGATACGTCTACCCGATGTCCCCACTTCTCCCAGAAGTACTTCTCGAACTCCTTGGGTGGCCAGCCGATGAAGAAGTAGTAGTTCTCCTTCCACATCTCGCACCAGTAAAATATCGGGGCACGCTTATTTGCTGGCATAGGGGAGCACCTTCTTGGTGATGCTGTCGGATACGATGATCCGCTTCCCGTCCTTTTCGAATATAATATTTGACCCCTTGATCCGCCTGACTATGTGGTAGCCAGAAGACAAGAGCAGCTCATAGGCCTCGCGAGAGTGCATTTGAGTCCTCGATTGTGAAGTTGCCAAGAGTGACATCAACGGCCTGAGCTCTCAGCTCCCTGAATGTCTCGTCATCCATTATCTTCGCCTCCATCAAAATCCATTGATTCAACCTGATCATCTTCAGTGAGCTCAATCCGATCCTTCCAACCAAAGCAGTTCTTCATGGTGAAGACCCAGGGCGTTCCCTTGAATGCTTTCATGTCCTTGTGGCCCATCGCTCCCCCGAGTCCTAGCTTGAACCAGAACTCGTATTGGAACTCCCGTCCCATCTTTTTGGCGTCGGAGAACTCCTTATGGACCTTGGCCCATTCATAGAGGGTCTCCCGATGAACCCCAAGCCTGCACCCGAATGTCTCGAAAGGCAGGCCCTGCTTCATATGTTCGATGAGCTGCTTGCAGTATTCTGGTCTATATTTAGTAGGCTGACCCGGAGCCATTTCCACCGTCCTTGATGACTATCCCAAGCTCCTCAGTCAGATCAGCATTACCATGCGCGTCAAACTTCTGAAGTATTGGATCGCCTTCTATCTTGGATTTCTGTAGTGACTTGGCCGCATCTGACATGGCCATCTCGTCGGCCTTTGTTTTTAGGAGGTGGACGAAAAACGCTGTCTGTTCAAATACGATATTCTTGATCTTCATGCGGGAGAGCTTCACCTTGCCGCGGCGGTCGACCTCGATGAGTGCTGCTGCCAGGTTGTCTATGAATTGCGGTACCCGCTCCGTGAGCCTTAGGCTTGTCTTCAGGTCCTCTGGGACCATGGGATCCAGCCGGATAAACTCCTCAAAGTCGGACCGCACAATTTCACGGTAGCTCATCCCTTGATGCCAACAACAGGCTTAGGTGTTGTCGTATCAAGGAACGTGGCCGCTTGAGCACTTATTACCCGTGGTCGTCCTTTGGATGACTGCAGGTAGACGACGTCATGGGTGTGGTTGTCCCTTATGTCTTCGCCCGTTTCGCTGTGGGCGCCGAGTACTGGCATGTCGGAGATGATCTTGCGGTTGGTCTTCTTGTTATGGATGAACTGCTTGGGGCCAGAGCATGTTGCCTTTGGGGCTCCAGTCACTGCGTCCCACTCAATTGTCATGATGTGAAAATGCCCACCGGTCGCAACCGAGTGGTTCATATGCTTTCCGGATGAGTCTTGTGTGTGAAAAAAGTGGTTATGCGTGGCATCTTGAACGCTTTCCTGATTGGGTCCTAGTACGACCTTCTTCAGCATCTTCGCATCGGTCAGCTTAAACAGGTGTGATGTGAACTCCTGCTGCCCCTGAAACGATGGTTTCCACTGCTCTTGTTGTTTTGCTTTGGATTGCTTCGGCGCTGGCTGCGCCACTTCTTCTGACATATACCCTCCCAATCAGACGGTTGTTGTCGACGGATTAAGCTACTCGCTTTTAACCATCGTAGTTGATGTCTAAGATGGGAACAGGATATTTGTCTCTTGGCAAGAAAAAATCTTCTTGACCCGGAAGTTAGTAATGGGTCCAAGCTCGACCCCATCCTCCATCTTGATGCTCTCGCCTTGTCGGCAGCCACTCAGGATTCTCCAGTCCAGGAAGTAGACCTTGTTGACTGGGCGGAAGTAGACCACGTATCCGGCAGGACATCGGTCGCCCACGGCCCTCAACTGCTTTAGCTGGTTCGGGTCAATCATTGAATATGGGTAGTTCACGTTGCCCAGGCTCTTGGTGTCGATGAAGGCTGATCTGCCATCCTGGTCAATCACTATCCAGTCGCACATGCCTGGTATGGGTTTAAATACCCCCCTGGCAATCCAGCGGCCGGCTTCTGGGACGTCGAGGATCTTAAACCCCTGCAATTGGCCTACAGTATAGAATGCGTCTTCGAACGCATTCCCTTCAATCTTGGGTGTGAGTCCGCCTCTAGGTATTAGTGAGGCTCGATGTTGCTGTTGCGGGGCTCGGCTTAACGGCCGCTCCGCCTTGGGTTCCCACAGAGAAGGTGAATCCGGTATTGGAATCGGCTATGTCCACAACCGCCGCGTTCGTGGCTGTCGTGATTCGCACCCGTGCTCCGTCGGCTTCCGCTTCAAACTCTGCGTGGGCCTCAACCGCTGCGGCTACCGCTGTAGCTACTTGGGCTGCCGTGGCTCCTGCTGCAATATCCACTTCAATTCCGACTGATCCTCCGCCTGGGTTAGGATCAACGCCTTCGCTGTTAACATCACACCATACGTGAAAAAGGCCGGTATCATCATCTCGAAGTACGAAGTAGTCATTCTGGGTTCCCGCAGCAACGCCAGCCGTTGTCACCGACACAGTCAGTGATCCGGCCGCGCCATCGTTGGCGGTATGGGGGGCAGCGTCCGTTGCGTTTCCAACCTTGTTGGCCGTGAATGTCAGAGTAGCCGTGTCTCTTGTGATTGCGAACTGATCGAAGTTTACGTTGGCCTCAATGGCCGCCTTCATCTTCGTTGCGACAGACGCTGCTGAGTCGCCGGTTACAATGTCAACCTCGATCTTGCGGGTCGCTGCCGTGTAGATGGCTCCGCTCGGTGGCGTGCCGTTGGCGTCCTTGTCGAACCAAACAGCGAATGTTTCACCGCCGGGCTCTACGAACGATAGGTAGTCTGCTTGTGCTGTTGCCGCAAAGGTCGCACACAAGCATGTGAAGACCTCAAAGGTTCCTGTGCTTTGTCCAGAGACATCCACGTTGGACTGTTCCGGTGATCCGGTCAGATCGCCCTTTAGTGACTCAACTGCCGTTGCCGAAGTGATTGGAAGCATCTAGTGGTCCCCCTTGTTAAATTGGATTAGATTCTACTCGACCCTTATCGGTCAAGCGCGAACTGAAATCAATGGCTCTTCTTGAGACCAACGTGCGGGTACTTATTCATGAATCTGGATATGCCTATCATGTGAATCTCTGTGTGGTGATCCCTGCAGAGCGCAAGCAGGTTGTCCGGAATATCATCACCGCCGGCTCCCCGGCTTTTTATATGGTGTGGGTCCGACGGCGGGGGTTCCCCGCACACCTCGCACCTCTTGCTCTTGATCTCTTTTAACAGCTCCGGGTTTTTTAGTCTCTTCTGCTTCTGGAACACGAAACCCCTCTTCGTTAATACAAAAGCACTCAGCCGGGATATTGGGTCCGTAACACTCCCAAATGCATGGCTGTGGCTTATTGGCAGTTGAGCACGCAGATATGGTAAGGGCAATTAGAATCCAGCGCATCCTCGAGATATGAACCCGATTGAGAAGCCTGTCAATATCCCAAGGAAATAAAAGCACGCGTCCGACCCCTTCATATCATTCGGTTATCGCCGTGATCGCTCTGACTTTTGCTTCGGCCCCGAGGTTGGTTCCAAGTATCGCCTTGACGGCTGCGTATCGCTCAAGGGTTTCCTTGGTGCTTGAATCCGGCGCCTCGATGCTACGGAACTCCGTCTGCGGACTGCTTCTCTCGGCTATGATCGGATCTGGCTCGTTCGGAAGAAGATCAATGTATGCTGGATCAAGGCGAATCTTCCTTACTAGAGAGTTTACAGCCATCTTCGTGCGGCCAGTTGCGCGGGCCATTTGCATCGGGGTCTTACCCTCGTTGGCGAGCTGTTGAATCATCGTCGCCGTGTCGCGTGTTATCCTGTTCCATGTCTTCTTACGCTTTCCCATGTTGTTCTTCTCCTTTGGTTTAATTACTGAACCCTCTTGAATTGCACGAACGCTGTCGTGCCCATCTTCCTGTATCCGAAGTCCTGGCGCCAGATGTCGTCTGGATAAATCTTGGCTGATCCAATCCAAAATCTCCAGAGTTCACCGCCCCACACGAACTGCTTGTAGTAATTCGAGTGCCAGATGCTCTGCCATGCGAAGAACCTCTGCGGGATCTTCGTGTCGAACTGACGGATGTAATACTCGCGGCCGTCAGCATCGGCTCTTGTGATCCGGTCAAACCCATCGATGCGGCCGATGAAGTTCACGCGCTCCGGATTAACCTTGCAGCTCAGGTATGGAGTCGCACGCATGTTGTTGATCGGGTTTCTGAAGCACGACCAGTACACGATCTTCATGAACATCGAATTGAATTTTACGTAGGTGGCGTTTGCTATCCCGTCTTCCCAGTTGTCCCATAGCCACATCCATCGCCAGGTGAAGTGATAGTATCGCTTAATAATTAAGCCCTCGATCACTCCCGTTTCCTGATACGCTCCGCAGACCGCAGCAATCGGCACCAATATCCACCCGAGAAGATACAGCGGGACCATCAGCACCAGCATGAAAATCCAGATAGGTATCGAGTAGGTCAGCCGCCACATCACTGCACGCCCTTGAACTTCTCGTTGATCAGCTTTGCCTTGTCATCGCGTGGTGTGACGTCCTTCACGGGAACGTAGTCGGGCAGCTCGTCCGCATCGTATTCAGCAATCGGTGCGCCAGCCAGCGCGTCCGGGAACTCAAACTTAACGCCTATCGCCTGCGCTTTTCGCATAAGCATGATCTTTGTGTACTTGCTCCATGGGCTGTCATCGTTCGGCAGCATCTTGCCGGTGCGCTGCTTATTCACCCACTCCGGCTTCATCGGCGGATACTGTCCGGCTTTGCGCGCCTCCTCGAGCGTGTATGAGTACTGCTTCATCATCCGCCCCTGCCGCTGAACCTCGCATACTCCTGCGTACACATCCTCGTGCAGGTTCTTGTTGGCCAGACAAATCTCTTTGTACTCCTTATCTATCGCGTACACTTTGAACTCCTTCACCTGTCCCGTGACCTCGGCCAGGGTCCGCGGAAGCTCGCCATAAATCATCATCTGCCCGTGGATCGGCGCTATATGGTTGACTGCCATCTGCCAACGGTCACCCATCAATGCGCGCGCCAGGTTGTATGCTGCGAGCTGCTGGGCGGCCGTCTCAAATCTCTTTGGCATGCCGCCGCCGTCTGCTATCTCCTGGAGTATGTAATTTAACTCATGGTGTGTCGTCGGCTGGATCTTCCCGCCTTGTACGGCGATTGCTTTTGCCGTCGAGGTTTTTGTTTCTACCACCGCATCTGCCGTACTAACTTCGAATGGTTCTTGTGTATCGCTCACTGATTCCCCCTTTTAAAATTTAAACTCTGGTGCCGAGTAGTCCTGCGCCCACTGTGGCATAGACATCGCCTCTGCCTTGCTACTGAACGCCGGCCACTTGCCAGAATCAATGCACTTCTTGTACAGCTCAAGCCCGTCCTTGTACATCCTTCTCCCGATGTCATACCAGTCGTCATCGAGCACAAATACCGCAGCCTCATATGGCGGGGTCTTCTCCACCGGAAATATCGTCAGCGTCGACGGCAGCCGTCCGTAGACCTCGAGGAGCCCATCAGCGTAGAACGCCATCGACAGGTGATACTGAAGGTTCACGATGTCCCGCATGAATACGCCGGATTGTATATTCCGAGAGGTCTTAAAGTCGATCAGGTGGAAGTCCTTGTTGTCCTCGAAGGTCAGATAATCTGGCTTGCCTTTGCACATGACTCCGGTATCGCGATCAGTCCACTTGATCACTGATTCCGCAACACCCTTTTTCAACATTGAGTTGGCTATCGGGTGCTCCAGTACGGACTCAATCATCCCAACAAGGTTTCCAACTTCTTCCTCGGTCAGTATCAGCGCCTGGGGGCTTTGCTTGGATCGCCACTCCTCACGCTGGTTTTTAACGTCAATCGCGTTTGGATTCTTGGTTGGCTTCCCGTCCTTTGTGACTCCGATAAATTCGGGCTCGACAACGTGAAGCTGGCGAAACTTGTCCGGCTCAAGCAGCATCAGGTGCGCCGCCCTTCCGATGCGGAAATGATCAGCCTCATCTTCCTCGTCTTCGCTCTTCCAGTCTGCCAAAAAGTGTCTTGGAGACTTTAGGATTTTCTTAATGGCCGACGAGTTCATGCGCGTGCGGTCTGCAAAGTAATCATCCGATGACATGTCCTTGATCAGCTCTGGCGGCGTTAGCGTTCCCGATTCTATCCTTGGCATTTGGTTTTTGTCGTATGCCAGAAGCCTCGCCAGCACTCCGTTAAGTTGTTCCATTTTCCCCTCCAAACGATGGGCACCGGATTATCGGGTCACCCTAGAAAAGTAAACTCTTATCTTCCTCTACTCCGAGCGTCGTCAAAGCCTTC